TAAAGTGTAGAATATTCTTTTAAGTATTTAATCATTCTTTGCTTGTAGAACTCAGCTCTTGTCTTGTATCTATTAGCCACATCAATCATGTCTTGCATAGAAGGGTTCTCGGTATTTTCGCCACCCTTCCTTAACAAGCCTTTGTTATAGAACTGATAAGATAAACCCATTGGCAGCTCACTAAGTACATAATGCACCAAAGTATCTGCTATGTATTGGTCTAATAAAATAACTTCATTAGCGTTTAAATTGTTAGCCGTTATCCCTGCTTGTAGTCTGTTATATAAAGCACTACCAAGCGCAGGAAGTATGTAAATATCCTGTGCAGTTTTAATCTCAGGTAATACAAGTTTCTCATCAACGTTAGCGTGTAAGCCAGAGCGGTCTTTAATATTTTGAACCGATATGAATAATGTGTTTAAGCTCATTTCTTATTTTCTTTTAACTATGTTTGAACGTATATCCTTTAACAACCTTACCTGTTTTAAGACCTCTCATAACAGATTGTCTTGTCATATTCAAGTCTTCTCCACATAATGTTTTTGCAATATAAGTTCCAACATAAATGCCATTTTTGTATACTTTAAATTCCTTACCGCCTTTTGTTTCAGCTTGTTTGATTTTAGAACAATTTGAAATTGTTTTACCAAACAAAGGGTGCTTTTCTCCTTTCAAAGCAAAAGATATTTTATTTCTTGCTTCTTCGGTATGCTTTCTACCCTTAGTTAAACTGCCATAAGTATTGCCTAAGTTTCTTATAGATATACTTTTTCTTCTTTCTTCACTAAATTTTATATTTAATGTTCCTTCTCCGCCATCTGTCATATTGCATAAAACACCTGTCTTTGTATTTTTTCTGCCATATAAACTAATAAACTCTTTTTCTTTCTCACAAGCCTGTTCCCAAGATAAATTATCCATAAGTATTTCTACTTCATAATCGCTATTATTAACTATGTTATGCCATAATTTATTTCTTTTTCTTAAAGAATAAGCTCTATAAAATTTTTTATCAGAGCCTATTCCTATGTAGAAAGGTTCGTTTTTATCTAATCTAATATGTCTATAAACGTATGCCATTATTTCCTTCTGACAATATTTGAAACCCACTGATGCCTGCAACTTGGAGAATGTGTATTTGTTCCCGGCTTAGTGTACCAGCCGCCTCTTCTATCCCATACGCTATAACCTAATCTAGCACTCATTTGCTCAATCTCGCTACGGGTATAAAACTTATTAGCAGTAACTAAATATTTGCAAAAAGGTCTGCTTGTATCTAAATCGCCATCATTAAAACCTGCCTTCCACTCATAACTGTATCTAATTAAAATCTGAGTAGTCTCAGGCTTTATAGCTTCTACAATCTTACTAATAGGCTGAGTTAATTGTCTCTCAATAATAACGTTGCTATCAATACCTTTACCTTGCTTTACTTCGGTAGTCTTAATAAACCCCTTCTCGATTAAAATATCAATAACACGCTTAACTGCTCCTACATCTTCCTTTAAAGTGTCAGCAATTACTTCTGGGGTAATTCTTTTATCCTTAACAATTAAATCTAAAATATTAGACTGCAACTGCGTTACATCAGCAAAAGCCTGATAGTCCTCATCATCGCTAAATCTTGTTTTGCTTTTAAGAACTTCATAAGTGTTTCTATCGTCTCCGAACTCAAAAAAAACTTGATAATCTTCCTCGCTAAATTCTAACTCTTCACTACCAAGCCAAGTACTAACTTCCTCATCAGTTAAAGCATATCCTGCTTTTAACATAGCAGTAGCTTGTTCTCTGCTTATCTTACCCTTGTTAAATTCTCTAATGATACGCTGCATATTTTGCCACTCACGACCCTTTAAGCCTTTAATATGCTCATTAACATTCAAAGGACTTGCCGCCATTGGTTGCTCTGTTTCAAGAGGCAAATTGTACTGAGTAGGGTCTATTCCTAACTTCTCTAAAATCCATTGTTTTGGTGCTACCTGTAAAATAACATTCTCGCTAAAATCTATTCCGATAGGGTCTACCGGCTGCAACTTTAACTCTACTGTAACTCCTGCATACTGACCGAGCATATTAAATACACCCTCAATCTGCATTTGCTTATATCTAACATAGGTGTTGTTAAATATCTCGTAGCTATCGCGCATCTGTTGGCGGTTGCCTAATTGACCCGGCACTGCGATACCGAACAAGTCAGGGCTTGTAATCTGGTGTCCGCTAAATATGTTAGTCTGTATTAACTCGTCTACTCTACTAAAATCTTCTTTCGTTAAATCACTCGCACCTAAGTCATCAACAATAGGCTTTCTAGTTGCATCGTTTACAAAAGCAAGTAAATACTTTTTGCCGTCTGCACCTGTATACATATTATCGAACTGTCTGCTTACTGCACGTTTCTCGTCAGGGCTTGGCTCTCCGTTTGGTAAAGTAATAAGTTTACTAGCAGAAAACCCGGTCTGTGCATTTCCTAAAACGTGCTTACTTACTTCTACATCACTTTCAATGTAATTAAGCGCACCGAAATAACCCGGAAGGCTATAAACGTTCATTCCCGGTCTATATTCTTTTACATAAAGTATTTGAACTCCTTGTGGGTTAGCAGGGTTAAACGCATTGTATACCTCAGCTTTTTCTTGGTTGCGTGTAGTCTTCCAATCTTCTTTATACCAAAATTGAGTGTTGTCTTTGTTAGTTCTAATCTTTGTATAATCACAATGCCACAACTCAGCAATCTGCGCGCCCATTACACTCCATATAACTTGGATATAAGCACCGCCAAATAACTCTAAATCCAAAGCAACCTTTTTAGTAAGGTCGTTTAAGGTTTCCTCTCTATTTACCTTCTTAACAATAGCCTCTTCGCCTACCCATCCGTTCCCTACAATGTAGTTCACTTTGCCTCTAATGATAGCATTGTGCTTTGCTGATTTGTTAAACAAGTCTAGAAGGTATTGAGGATAGTCATTATTCTGACCATACTGCATATAGCCTTCGCCTTTTTTCTCTTTATATTCTGGTTGCTTTGCTTCCGCAAATGTCAATACTTGTATTTCCATTATTGTCTAATTGTGAATGTGCTTGTTGTTTCGTATTCTGTGAATGATATAGTAGTTCCTGTTAGCTCCATAATGCCGGTTTCTAGCAAGTTTAAGCCTGTCGGGTCTGTGTTGGTAGTACTTGTTTGCTCGTAAATTGTATAGGTGTATTGGCCGTTTAAAGCCGTATTAAAGAAGCTATTTACAACAATAGTGAACTCGTTGTACCTTTCTTTGTAAGCACTTATATCCGTGTTGTTTAGCCTTACAAATTTAATGTCCGTATTCGTGCTTCTATTCTCAAAAATGAATAAATAGTTCGGACTTGTTAAAAGCTGCTTCTCAGTCAAGGTAAGGATTATATTTTGGGTTTGCCCCTTGTTAAGTCTTATCACAACTATAAATATAAAGTAACACGATTGTTTGCAAAATAAAAAACCCCCGCCTAATTAAAGACGAGGGCATCTATATACAAAACCAAAACAACCTAAGAACCTGCGGTAGTTAATTGACCTGCCACAGTAGAGTTTACCTCTGGTGCAAGGGCTGCTTCCGCACCTGTGAAGGTTAAAGTGTAACCACTTCTATCTCCTTCGGCAGTACCTGTACCTGAGTTACCTGCGGTAAGGTCTAAGCCTCTTGTTTTACCTAAGTACCAGTATTTGCCATTGTTGTCTTTGGCTACTGCTACTAATGTGTTTTGAGCTAATAACAAGATTTCGTTTCTTGTGTTAGCCTGTAATTTGTTTAATACGATAGTTAGTTCAGGAGCATAAAAGATAGTTCCGTTCTGTACGTTTGCATTAACATTCTCAACTAATTGAGAAGTGCCTTTTACAAGTTCATACTTAAAGAACTTCTTGCCAGATGCTTTTACAAGAGCAGTAATTACACCACTCGCCTCAGTTGTAGAGGTAACATCTCCTGCTGCCATAAAATAAACTTCGGTTATACCGCCTAAACTGTCTTTACAGTCTAAGGTATAATTTTGAGTTAAAGCACAAGCCATTGTTATTGAATTAAATTAGTTTGAAAAAATTGGGGGGCATATTTCAACCCCCCTATAAATTATGCAAGGATAAATCTCACTGCTTCGTCAGGGAACGCAATGTTTACACCCATTTTAAACTCAGATACGAAACGTACTTGGTCTGCTTCTTTTGCATAGAAAATTTCAAACTTCTCTTCTTCGTTCAATAAGTCTGTACCTAAGAACAAGTTAGATAAACGCATAGCGTAAACCTTGTTAGTTCCGTTAAGACCTGCAACTGCTACAACTTTAATAGTTGTACCCGGTAATACAAACTCGCTATCAGCTTTAACATCAATTTGGTAATTGAAGCTTCCGCTATTTTTAAGAGCAATAGTGTAAGTACGGAATAAATCTTGACCACAGAAGATAGTCATATCGTCAGCAGCTACAACTTTTGCAGGAATTGCTTGGTAAACACCATCAAAGATAGAAATTACATTTGCAGCAGTAATAGAGCTTAAAGGCGCACCACTAATAAAAGTAGAAGCGTTTGCAGCAACAACACCAGAAGCAGCACCGATTAACTTAACAAGACCATCGAACTTGTTTAAGTTTACGTTCACACTTGTAGTGTCGCCCTGCCATAAAGCAGTTTCTAATTGTGCAGCGATTGTCTTAGCTTTCTTTTCAGAATATTCTTGCTCAAAAGGTACGCTATCGTACATAGAGCCAGTAGGTAAAGCCTTTTGTAAATACTTAGCTTCTAAATCCTTAGGGCAAAGAGCTTCGTTTACTTTAATTTTACCCGGAGTTACAGTTCTTTGAGTGAAGGTAGTAGAACCAGAAGCATTAAAGCCACATGAAGCACCATCTTGGAAGATAGCGTCTGTTTCCATAATGTTGATTTTTTCGCTTGACTTTACGCCAACCATAACGTTACCTGCACTCTTAATAAGAGCAGCAGTTTTTGCACCCAATACAGATGAAGTTACAAGTAGAGCTTCGTTTTCTTTTGTATAGTTTGCTAATGCA